AGGCACCAACTGAGGGTAATAGCTTTGTTCAAGAAAAGTCTTTAAAGTTCTGTAAACAACAAGAACTTAAGAAGGTAATGACAAAGGCACAAAAGATTATCGATAAGGGTGACTTTGAGTCTTATGACCACTTAGAAGAGATGGTAAGAGAGGCTTTACAAGTTGGTGAAGTGGACGCGGGAACGTCAGATGTATTCTCTAATTTGGATGTGGTGTTGGACGATGATTATCGTCACCCAATTCCGATGGGAGTACCTGGTATTGACAACCTTCTTAAAGGAGGATTGGCTAAGGGTGAGATTGGTGTTATTTTGGCACCAACAGGTGTTGGTAAGACGACATTTTTGACTAAGATTGCGAACAATAGTTTCAATCTTGGGTATAATGTCTTACAGGTTTTCTTTGAGGACAACCCTAAGATTATCCAACGTAAACACTTTACCCTTTGGACTGGTATTGCACCTGACAACCTGTCGAACCACAGAGATGATGTAATGGCGAAAGTTAGAGAGATTAAGGAGAATACAAAGAACAGATTGACTTTGAAGAAGTTGCCGTCTGATACTCTAACTATGAATCAGATTAAGAATCAGATTCGTAAGATGATTGCTGAGGGTAATAAGATTGATATGATTGTTTTAGACTATATCGATTGTATTACTCCTGACAAGAACTTAGGTGATGAATGGAAGAGTGAAGGTTCGGTGATGAGAGCGTTTGAAGCGATGTGTCACGAATTGGACATCGTTGGATGGACTGCAACTCAGGGTAACCGTTCTTCTATCTCATCTGAAGTTGTTACAACAGACCAAATGGGCGGTTCTATTAAGAAGGCTCAGGTTGGTCACGTAATTATCTCGGTAGCTAAGTCTCTTCAACAGAAAGAGATGAACTTGGCAACCATCGCAATTACCAAATCTCGTATCGGTAAAGATGGAATCATCTTTGAGAATTGTAAGTATGACAATGAAATGTTGGTTATAGACACAGAACAGAGTATGACGTTCTTAGGTCTGGAAGAACAAAAAGAAGAAAGAAACAGGGACAGAATCAAACAGTTGATGGACAAACGTCAACAGAGAGAAACAAAAACTGGGAATCAAAATTAACAAATTATAGATTATGGAAAGTGAAATGTTTGTAGATAGCAAGGACAATCGCTATGTTGTAAAGCGAAACGGTGAGACTGTTTTGTTTGAAGAAGAAAAAATTAAAAACGCAGTTATGAAGGCTATGAAAAGTGCCGGTGTTGTTGACACTGAAATGGCTGAGAAAATTGCAAGAATAACAAGAAAAAGTATCTTTAGAGAAGATAAAGACCGTACCCCACACGTGGATGAAATTCACGATATGGTGGAGAATAAATTGATGGATAATGGTTTGAATGATGTGGCAAAAGAATACATCGTTTATCGTACCAAACACCAACCTGATATTTTCTCAAAAAGAACAAATTTGAAACCTTATGAATATCCAAACCTTAATGAGTATGTCGATGCTATCAGACACTCATATTGGGTTCACACGGAGTTTAACTTCACTTCGGATATTCAGGACTTCAAGGTACACTTGAACGATAAAGAAAGAAGTGCGTTACAAAGAGCTATGTTGGCTATCTCTCAGATTGAGGTGGCCGTTAAAACATTCTGGGGTGACATCTATAAGAGAATGCCAAAACCAGAAATCGGTAATGTTGGTGCAACATTTGCGGAGTCTGAAGTAAGACACGCAGATGCTTACTCACACTTAATTCAACTATTGGGATTGAACAGTGAATTTGAAAGTTTATTACAAGTTCCTGCTATCCGTAGAAGAATTAAGTATTTGGAGAAGTCTATTTCAAATTCAAAAGCGGTTGATAATAGAGACTACTTTGAGTCTATCGTATTATTCTCAATGTTTGTTGAGAATGTGTCGTTATTCTCACAATTCTTGGTGATTATGTCATTTAACAAACACAAGAATATGTTGAAAGGTATCTCAAATGCTGTTGAAGCAACTTCAAAAGAAGAGAACATCCACGCAGAATTTGGTTTTGATTTGGTTAACCTTATCAAATCAGAAAACCCTGATTGGTGGACACCTGAATTGATTGAAGATTTGGTGGATGCAACTATCGAAGCATTCGAAGCGGAATCTGAAATCATTGATTGGATTTTCGAAAAAGGTGATTTGGATTTCTTAACCAAAAGTCAGGCTATGGAGTTTATTCGTCACAGATTTAACGTATCATTAAATTCTATTGGTCTTGAGAACATCTTCGATGTCAACGAAACTTTGTTGGAAACAACAGAATGGTTTGACGATGAAATCCTCACAACCAAACACACCGATTTCTTTAATAAGAGAAGTATCAATTATAGCAAGAAATCAAAATCAATTACATCAAACGACTTATTTTAATAATAACTGAACAATAATATGAACAATAGAGAACCATTTGATTGGATTAATGAAGAATCAATTACTTTTCTTCGTAGAGGATATTTGAGCGAAGGTGAAGAACCTTTGGAAAGAATTAGAACAATTGCAGACCACGCAGAAAAATTATTAGGTATTGAGGGTTTTGCAGACAAATTTTATGACTATATGGGTAAAGGTTGGTATTCCCTATCTTCACCTGTATGGGCTAACTTCGGTAAGAAAAGAGGATTACCAGTAAGTTGTTTCGGGTCTAACATCGGAGACAACATCGAGTCAATCCTTTATACACAAGCTGAGGTTGGTGAAATGAGTAAAATGGGGGGTGGTACCTCAGGTTACTTTGGTAACATCAGACACAGAGGTGCTGAGATTACTGACAATGGACATGCACCTGGTGCGGTTCACTTTATGAATCTGTTTCAGAGTGTTGTGGACAACATCTCTCAGGGTTCAACACGTAGAGGTCGTTTCTCACCATACCTTCCTGTAGAACACAAAGACATTATGGAGTTCTTAGAGATTGGTACGGAGGGTTTCCCTATCCAAGATTTGACACACGCGGTTACCGTTACAGATAAATTCATGGAGGAGATGATTGCGGGTGATACTGAGAAGAGAGCGATTTGGGCTAAGGTTATCCAAAGAAGAGGTGAAATCGGTTACCCATACATTATGTTCCACGACACAATGAATAATAACACTGTTGACGTGTACAAAGATAAAAACGCAACAATCTATAACTCTAACTTGTGTTCTGAAATTGCATTACACAACTCAGAGGAAGAGTCATTTGTTTGTGTATTGTCATCAATGAACGTACTTCACTATGATGAATGGAAAGACACAGACGCGGTTGAGACTATGGTATATTTCTTAGATGCGGTTGTTACTGAATTCTTAACTAAGATTGAAGATATCAGAGATAATGGTACCATCGAAGGTAAGAGAGGTTTCTTCTATTTGGAGAAGGCTTACAACTTCGCTAAGAGACAAAGAGCGTTAGGTTTAGGTGTATTAGGTTGGCACTCACTACTTCAGTCTAAGGGTCTCCCATTTGACACGAGAGAAACTGCTCGTTTGAATGTTGAGGTGTTTAAACTCATCAAAGACAAGTCATACAAAGCTTCGGCTGAATTGGCAGAGATGTTTGGTGAACCAGAATACTTAGAAGGTTACGGTCGTAGAAATGTTACATTGAATGCGATTGCTCCTACTACCTCATCTGCGTTTATCTTAGGTCAGGTTTCACAATCTATCGAACCAATTTGGTCTAACTGTTATGTTAAAGACGTTGCTAAGATGAAAGTTACCATCAAAAACCCAGTGTTGAAAAAAGTATTGGCAGGTATTAAGAAAGACAACAAAGCAACTTGGGATAGTATTAAGAAGCACGATGGTTCGGTACAACACTTAGACTTCTTGACTGATGAACAGAAAGATGTGTTTAGAACATTCGCTGAGATTAACCAATCATCAATTATTAACCAAGCTGCGGTTCGTCAAGATTACATTGACCAATCACAGTCGTTGAACTTGATGATTTCACCTGACATGCCGACTAAGGATGTTAACAAACTTTTGATTGACGCATGGCAGTTAGGTGTTAAGACATTGTACTACCAGCACTCAATGAATTCAGCTCAGGCATTTGCAAGAAAGAAATTGAATTTGAATGACTTGCAGTGTGTGGCTTGTGAGGGATAATTGTTATTTTTAACAAATAACTGAGATAAAAGAGGACTTCGGTCCTCTTTTTTTTATAATTTATTTAGTTACGATATTTATAGACAATGGCAGACGGTAAAACATACGGTATTAATTTTCCATTCCAAGAAAGTAGAGATGGAAAATACCTTTCACTTTCTAAGACAACAGATGAAGAAATCAGAACAGATTTACTTCATTTGATTTTAACAAGAAAGGGAAGTAGATATTATTTGCCCGATTTTGGTACGAGAATCTATGAGTTTATTTTTGAACAAATGGACGGAACAACTTTCGAAGCCATTAAAGCCGATATTAGAGAAGCGGTTGACAAATACATACCAAATCTGATTGTTAATGAAATTACTATCACACCTTACTTAGACGATATAGATGCTCAAGGTGAGTTGAACATGGAAAAATTAGGTGTTGGTGGAATCTATAGGATTCCTGGTAGAGGTACTGAAGAATACACGGCTAAATTAAGAATTGATTATACTATTACTGATAGTACATTTCAATCCAAAGATTTCATAATTATCAATATTTAATAATAGATGGCTGAGAAAAAGATTTCATATACGGAAAGAGACTTTGAGGGTCTAAGACAAGAGTTAGTAAACTATACGAGACAGTACTATCCTGAACTCATTAGTAACTTCAATGATGCTGCGGTATACTCAGTGTTAATGGACCTAAACGCTGCTATTGGTGATAACTTACATTACCATATCGATAGAAGTATTCAAGAGACAGTACTTCAATATGCACAACAAAAGTCATCTATCTTTAATATTGCCAGAACTTATGGTTTAAAGATTCCTGGTAATAGACCATCTGTTGCTTTATGTGATTTCTCTATTACTGTTCCAGCCTTCGGTGACCAAGAAGATACAAGATACTTAGGTGTTTTAAGAGCTGGTTCACAAGTTATTGGTGCCGGTCAAATCTTTGAAAATGCCTATGACATTGACTTCTCGACTCAATATAATAACGAGGGATATCCTAATAGAACTAAGATTCCTGTATTTGACGCCAATAATAACTTAGTTAGTTACACAATCACAAAGAGAGAAGTTGTCGTTAATGGTTTGACTAAAGTTTTCAAACGAGTGATTAACGCGTCTGATGTTAAACCATTCTACGAATTTTTCTTACCTGAAAGAAATGTAATCTCGGTTACGTCTATTATTCAAAAAGACGGTACATCATATCAATCTACACCACAATATTCAGATTTCATACAACCAAATGGTAGATGGTATGAGGTTGATGCTTTGGCAGAAAGTAGAGTATTCGTTGAAGACAATACTAAACCATCTGATGTGCCTGGTATTAAGGTTGGTAAGTATATTGAGACTGAGAATCGTTTCATCACTGAATATACTCCTGAAGGTTTCTTAAGAGTTCAGTTTGGTGGGGGTACTACAACACCTGATGACCAATTAGCTGAGTTTGCAAGATTAGGTAATCCGATGAGATTACAAGATTATCAAAATAACATCGGTTTAGGTAGAACTGTTCAAGCCAACACAACAATCTTTGTTCAATATAGAATTGGTGGTGGTACCGCATCTAACATTGGTGTGAACGCAATCAATCAGGTTGGTACAGTTAACTTCTTTGTTAATGGTCCATCGGCTAATATCAACCAAACGACAATCAACTCATTAAGAGTAAACAACGTAACTGCTGCTATCGGTGGGGCTAACCTTCCATCTATTGAAGAGGTAAGAAATATGGTTACATATAACTTCTCAGCACAAAATAGAGCGGTTACTGTAAATGACTACAATGCCTTAGTTAAGAAAATGCCAGGAAAATATGGTTCTCCTGCTAAAGTAGCCATCACAGAGAAAGATAACAAAATCAATATTGATGTATTATCATATGATGCTAATGGTAGATTAACACAAACAGTTTCAAATACAATGAAACAAAACGTAGCAAATTATCTATCAAATTACCGAATGGTTAATGACTATATCTCTGTTAATGTTGCTCAGGTTATTGACTTAGAATATGACATTTCTGTTGTATTAGAATCTGCTCAAAACCAAGGACAAATCATCACTAAAATTATCGATGTGGTGAACAGTGCAATGTCACCATTGGTAAGAGATATGGGTGAGAATGTGAACGTATCAGAAATCAGAAGACAGATTCAGGACGTGGTTGGTGTAATCAACGTTACGGAAATTGCGGTTTACAACAAAGTAGGTGGACAATACTCTTCATCACAAACATCACAAAGGTATTCAGACGCTTCAACAAAGAGAATTGAATTGGTTGACGATACCATTTTTGCTGAACCATCACAGGTTTATCAAATCAGATTCCCTGAGAAAGATGTTAAGGTGAGAGTGAAGAACTTGAAGAATGTCAACTTCTCATAACTAATTTACATACATACTTAATAAACTATTATTGAAATTGGATAGATAACTATTTATCTGAAAAGTAATTTGTATGCCAAAATCCTATAGAATACGTACCAAACTTGGAACCGACCAAAACATTCAAGTTAATTTAGAACAAGATTTTGACTTTTTGGAAATCCTATCTCTTAAATTGAGACAGGAAGATGTCTATGCTGACTTCTGTGCGGACTATGGTGTTGTTGTAGGTAGGATTGTGGCAAACAGTGGTTTTGGTATTCCAAACGCCACGGTATCCATCTTTGTTCCTGTGGATGAGATGGACTTAAATGACCCTGTAATTGCTGCCTTATATCCGTATAGTCGTCCTGAAGATAAGAACGAAGACGGATATAGATACAACCTTTTACCTTACGAACCACAATACACGGGACACATCCCAACGGGTACATTCCCAACGAGAGAGGATGTCCTAACTCGTAGTGAGGTATTGGAGATATACGAAAAGTACTACAAATATACGGTAAAGACAAACGAATCAGGTGACTTTATGATTGTAGGTGTACCATTAGGTATCCAAACAATTGTGATGGACTTAGACCTATCTAATATGGGTTGTTTTTCATTGAGACCTCAGGACCTGATTAGAATGGGATTGGGAACTGCAAATCAGTTTGATGGTGTTCAGTTCAGAGCTTCTGAAAATATTGATAGTTTACCACAAATTATTAGTCAAAAGAAGACTGTTGATGTTGCTTCTTTTTGGGGTCAACCTGAAGCCTGTACCATCGGTATTAGTCGTGTTGACTTTGACTTAAGAGAGTTGGGTATTGAGATTGAGCCAACTGCGGTGTTTATGGGTTCTATTTTCTCATCTAACGACAGTCAGATGATGAAGAAAAACTGTAAACCAAAGACAGAACAGGGTGACCTTTGTGGTTTGGTTACGGGACCTGGTGAAATCATTGCGGTTAGACAGACTGTGGGTATCGATGAAAATAACGACCCAGTTCTTGAACAATATGTTTTAGACAATGGTGGTAAGGTAATTGATGAAGATGGTACGTTCGTAACCGATATTCCTATGAACTTAGACTATGTGGTTACCAATGAGTTTGGTGAGACTGTAATTTCTCAGGACCCATCTATAGGTATCCCAACGGGTGGTAAGTATCGTTTTAAAATTAAGTATCAATCAGAGGAGAATGGTCCTGCAATTAGTGAGGATGCATTATTTCCTATTCAGGGTGATATTATTAGAGCCAATTTCTTAGTTCCTCAAATTAGAGAACACGGTTGGACGGGAACTGCAACAAATCCAGGTGTTGACCCGGCAACTAAGAGTTCAAGTACAGATGTACAAGTAGATTTTAACAATACAAATCTACAAACAGAAACAAAAACGGTCTCAATAGGTTCAAACCAAGTTGTTATAATTCGTAAATATGATGGTATTGAAAAGAAAAATGTTGAGGTAAGTGTCAATGGTGTTGTATCGACAAACAAATGGTTGGAGTTCCCTAATGGTGGTACTTTAACTTTAACTGTTAAAAAACAAACGGTCACTTCTGGTAATCCACCTGTAACGACATCACAATCAGGTTCACTATTCCTTGAGGTATTTGATTACGATTATATCCAATTCCAAAAGAGTTATGCGATGTCACTCGATTGGAATGATTATGCTGACAAAGATGCCGCAATTAACTGCGAGGATACGTTCTATTCTATGAAGTATAACAAAGTTTATACAACGGCTCAGTTAATTGATGAATATCGTAATGGTAACGGACGTGCCCGATTTATGGGTATTAAAGAAGTATTGGATAGGGGTTGTGAAAGCGATACGAACAAATTCCCTGTGAATGACGGGGTAAGAAACTTTGATTTCATATTCTTCTTATTCAGTTTATTACTAACAATATTCACACCTACCTTATACTCTTTAACAATTATTGGTCACGTTATTTGTTTCTTGTGGCCGGTATTGAGATTTATATTGAGGATTGTTGGGACGGTGATTTTAGGTATCATTGTGGTGCTATGTAATGTAGTTAGGGCATTATCTTTCGGTCTATTAAAAATTAATTGTCCTAAGTTTAAAGTTATTAGTTTATCTAAAAAATGTCCTTTATCTGCTATTCCATTACCTAATATGTCTTATCCTGATTGTCAGACTTGTGAGTGTGAAGGTAGAGATGCTGGTCAGGCTGAACTTGACGATGATTTTGATGCACCAAGAAACAATACCATTTTGGCAAACTCTACGGAGTACCTATTTTTTGAAAAAATACTCCCAGTTGAGAATGATGGTGAATTTGATGATAAGTGGTCTAGCAGATACTTGTTCGGATTTCAAAATGCTATGTCAGGGTATGACGATGGTGGAAACACTTCATTTACTAAAGCACCATTTATTAAAAAACAAGACAACCCATATACAGGTAAAAATGTGTGGTCATATGATTTACCATTAACGGAAAGAATGAACTTGTTTAATGTTAAGGCAAAATACCACCAATACGGAGATTTAAAAAAATCAAATAGAATTCGAGCTAAGGTTAATCCATCACTAAATAACAATTATTACCAAGATAATGTAATAGTTTTACTTATAGACCCGGGTAGTGACACACTACTACAACCTGGTCAAGTGGTGTCGTTCCAAGACCCACAAAACTCATTAGACCCTAACATTAGCGGAGGTACAACGGGTACGTGTTTCAATGGTAATAAGACAGTGACTATTAATTATATGGACCATGTCAACCCTAATAGTAATTTGCCTCAATCATTTATAATTACAGGTGGTACGGGTACGGTTAATTACCAATTTCCTGCAGATATTGAATATTATCAAGTTATCACAGGTCAAACATTGTACGATTATAGTTTATTAAATCAATCTAATGAGACATCATGGGCAGATGTTGCACCTGATAGCACATTAGGACAGAGATATATTTTTGGATGGCAAAGAGTTGACCATGGAGGTACGGATACCCCAACATCGTATCCTGATAACAATTCGGGGTGGTTAAACGATAAATTTGAATTTAACGTACCTTCTGTAAAGCTGAATGGAGATTGGAAAAGTCATATGGTGTATTTCTTAGTTAGAGGGG